TGAATTTTAGCAATAGAATCATAAAGGCTAGGACGTTGAATATCTAAGCAACCTAAATTTTGATAAATAGTAGCATATAAAGAAGCAACTTGTATACCAAGCTCTTTATTATATTTTACATTATCATCATATGAATCAGCATGTGTAGTTTGTCTTAAATTAGGTATTCTTGCAAGTGTAAGTTGCAGAGCAATTTCTTCTTTGGTCATAATATCACCACCTTTCTGTGGTGTTCAGGCTCAAAGTGATTATAACAATACAAAAATGAAAAAGTTGTCGAAAACTGTCGAATAAAATAAAAATTTGAAAGGAGTGATACAAATGAATGAATTAAAAATAATAATAGGAAATACAATGATGATAAGTTTTACATCATTAATAGCAGTAGAAATCATACACGAAATTGCAACAAGAATAAAAAATAAGCAAAAAATGAAACGTAATCAGCAAATTATACGTACAAGCTTAAAAATATTAAAAAGTGTGTATTAGATGAAAGGAAGTGAAAAAGAATGTTTAATATTTTTGGAAGAACAAAAACAATAGGGAGACAAAGCGAAAAGATAAAAAGACAAGAAGACTTAATAAGCGAGCAAAATGAAGAATGGGCAGTATTATACGCAGAGAATAAAGAATTAAGATTTGAAAATGAAGAATTAAAGTTTAACAAAGACATAGCTGAAAGAAGAAATGTCGAATATGCAAGAATGGTAAAAGCTATTGCAGATGAATTAAATACTAATCAATACAACAGTGTTGAAAACTTAACAAACAAAATAAAAAGTATGCTATGTGTCGGCAAACATTTCTAGCATACTAATAAAAAATATTTAGATAAACATTCTCTTTGATTATATTAACATAATTTAAAGAGAAATGCAAGAGGGAGTTTTTTATGGAAGAAGAAGATTTGAGACAAGAAATTATACAGTTACATATATGTCTAGAACATCTAAAAAACGCAAAAAACAGCTTAAAAGATACAGGTGAATATACAGACAAAGTATACGAGGAAATACATAATTTAATTGAAAAAATAAACGTTTTTAGAATGAATAAAGAAATTGAATTGGAGGAAATGTGATGGAAAATCAAGAGTTAATAGTTGTTAAGCAATTACCTGAGATTGAAGAACATTTAAAGAATGTATCTTTAGAAATAGATAAAAAAGTAAATGAAGCTAGAAGTTTAGTTTGTACAGAAGAGAATAAACAAGCAGTTAAAAATATAAGAGCAGAATTAAAGAAAGAATTAGAACAATTTGAAATACAAAGAAAAGCTGTAAAAGAAAAAGTATTAGCACCATATATGCAATTTGAAGAAGTGTATAAAGAGTGTATTTCAGATAAATTCAGAGAAGCAGATAAAGATTTAAAAGAAAAAATAGATGCAATAGAAATAGAACAAAAAAAGAGATTAGAAGATGGAGCAAGAGAGTATTTTGAAGAATACATGGCTAGTAAAAATATCGATTTTATAAAATTTGAAAGACTAGGATTAAAAGTAGGTTTAAGTGACAATCCTACAAAATTAAAAAAACAAATAACAGCATTTATAGACAAAATAGTTGATGACTTAAATTTAATTGAAACACAAGAACATAAGGCGGAGATTTTAGTTGAATATAAACAAACATTAAATGTATCACAAGCAATAACAAGTGTGACAAATAGATTTAAGGCTATTGAAGAAGAAAAGAAAAAAATAGAACAAGAAAAAGAACTTCAAAAATTTGTTGTGGATACTGCAAAAGAGTCAGATAAGTATAGTGAGCAAATAATATTAAATTCACCATCCGTAGAAGAAAAAACAGAAGAAATTTTAACTTTAAAATTTACAGTAAGAGGAACAAGAACAAAATTAAGAGAATTAAAACAATTTTTAGAAAGTGGAGGTTACGATTATGAGTAATGAAGTACAAAAAAATAATGAATTAATGGTCAAATTTGATATTGACGGAAATGAAATAAAATTAACACCAAGTATAGTGCAAGAGTATATAGTAGGAACAGATGCAAAAATAACAAATCAAGAATTTAAACTATTTACAGAACTTTGTAAAGTTAGAAAATTAAACCCATTCTTAAGAGAAGCATATTTAATTAAATATAAAGCAGGAGTACCTGCACAATTAGTAGTAGGAAAAGATGCTATTTTAAAAAGAGCAGTATTAAATCCAAATTATGACGGAATGGAAAGTGGAATCATAGTTCAAAAAAATGATGGAACAGTAGAAGAAAGACAAGGAACATTTAGATTAGGTAGTGAACAGCTTGTAGGTGGTTGGGCTAGAGTATTTAGAAAAGACTGGTCACATCCTACATATTCAAGTGTAAGTTTTAGTGAAGTAGCGCAAAAAACAGGACAAGGACAATTAAATTCAAATTGGGGAAGTAAAGGAGCAACAATGGTTGAAAAAGTTGCAAAAGTAAGAGCATTAAGAGAAACATTTGTTGAAGATTTAGCTGGAATGTATGAAGCAGAGGAAATTCAACAAGATATTCCACGACAAGAACCAATTGAGGTACAAGCTGATGTTATAGAACAAACAGAAGAAACAAAAGAGGTATCTATGAATGAATTATAAAATTATATCTAGTTGTAGTTCAGGAAACGCAACAATAATAAGAGACATAATTTTAATAGATTGTGGAGTTACTTTTAAAAGATTAGAAAAATATTATAAAAAACTAAAGATTGTATTTCTTACACATATACATTCAGACCACTTTAAGAAAGAAACAATTAAGAAATTAGCACAAGAAAGACCAACTTTAAGATTTGCTTGTTGTGAATGGTTATTAAAACCCCTTTTAGAATGTGGAATTGAAAGAAGCAATATAGATATACTTCAAATTGGTACTAAATACGATTATAAGCTATTTAAAATTGTACCAATTAAATTATATCACGATGTACCACAATGTGGTTATAGAGTGCTATTTGAAGATTATAAAGTAATCTATATGACAGATACAAAAACAGTTGAAGGAATAAGTGCTAAAAATTATGATTTGTATCTTGTTGAAGGTAATTACGATGAAGATGAGATAGAAGAAAGAATAAAAGAAAAACAAAAAGACTGCAAATATGTATATGAATTTAGAACAAAAGATAGCCATTTAAGTAAACAACAAGCAAGTGAATTTTTATTAAATAACATGGGAGAAAAATCAGAATATGTTTTTATGCATGAACATGTAGAAAGGTAAGAAAATGGAATTTGAAAAATTATATATGTTTAATCCTTTCACAATTCAAAACGCAGATAGTCAAAAAATAGCAGATACATATAGCAGACTACAAAATGAATTAGTAGATGATGCAGATACAGGTTTTTTAGTATCAAAAAATATTGAAATATATGCAAATATGAATTACTTAATCGGAGAAATGATAGCAAGAATACAACAAGAATATGACACATTAAAAACAGATATTTCAATAGCAGAAAACAAGCAAGTATATATGCAAAGAAAACAATGGCAAGAAACTAATAAAGAGAAAGCACCAGCTATGAGCTATTTTGAAGCTATGGCAAAAGAATATGTAAAAGAAGATAGTAAAAAATTAGCAGAATTGGGAGCAAGATTGTTTAGATTTAAAAAAGCGTATGAAAGCATTGATAGTAAACAAAATGCTTTAAAAAAGAAAATAGAAGCAATTAGATATGAAATCTAAATAAGTGGCACTAATAGAAGTTAATAAAGTAAGTAAGGAAAAATTAATTTATTAGTGCCACAAGGCCCTTAAAAAGGAGAAATATGATAGTAAAAGATTTAAGTAATAGTTTTAATCCTTGTCCGAAAAACATAACAAAAAAAGAAAAAGTTAAAACAAGGATTAAGCCAAAAAGTAATAAATTAGCTAAATTAGAAAAAAACAGATTTAGCATAATAACAACAGACTTAGAACATTGTTATTTATGTACTAAACAAGGAATAAAAGATATTCCCAAAAATGACTTTCACGAACTAATAGAAGGTAAAAACAGACAAGTTAGTATGAAATATGGATTAGTAATACCAATTTGTCGAAAATGTCACTATTTCGTGACAAATGATAAAACTTTACAGGATAAATTGCATAAAGTTGCACAAAAAGAGTTCAAAAAGCACTATAAATTAGAAGACTTTGTGCAAATATTTGGAAAAAATTATTTAGATAACTAGAGCTAAGCCCTAGTTATCAGAAAGGAGAACTAAAGAATGTGGCTAGAAAAAGAATGATTGATCCTAATATATGGCAAAGTGAAGATTTTAGTAAATTATCGACACTAGGCAAATTAGTTTTTATAGGTCTATTTTCTCTTGCTGATGATGAAGGTAGAGGAAGATGTAATCCAGTTTATTTAAAGTCTACATTGTTCCCTTACGAGGAAGGTATAAGAAGTGCCGACATAGATAAAACCTTATCAGAGATAAGCTCTAATATGTCCGTAATCTTTTACTCTTGTGACGGAAGTAGTTATTATAGCCTTTACAACTGGAATATCTGGCAAAAAATAGATAGACCAAGTGAAAGTAAGATACCAGAATATAACTCACAAGCAATGCAGAGATTATTCGTCGAAGATTCGTCGAAGGTTCGTCGAGCAATCGTTCCTAATAAGAAAAGAATAGAAGATAATAAGAATATAAAAGAAGAGAACAGAAATAAAGTAGTCGAAATTTATAACACCTATTGCGTTAATTTGCCACGAGTTCAAAAACTTACTGACAAAAGAAATAAATCTATTGATAATTTTCTTAAAGAATTTACAGAAGAGCAATTTGAAGATATATGTAAAATAGCTAATTCAACAAATTTTTTAATAGGGAAAAACGACAATGGCTGGAAGGCAGATTTTGATTTTCTTATGAGAATAGATAAAGCTACTAACGTTATTGAAGGCAAATACAATAATGAAACGATAACAGAAGAAACAAAAAAGAAAAGATATAACAATTATGATCAACGCGGGTATACGAATTTGAATAGTTTATATGCAAATTAAGGGAGAGTGATAACAAATGAAGACAACTCAAAAAGATAGAATAATAAATTACATTCGACAGTTTGGTTCGATAACAAGCTGGGAAGCATATCAAGATTTAGGAGTAATGCAATTAGGAGCAAGAATAGACCAACTAAAAAAAGAAGGCTATGAATTTACAACGGAATGGGTACAAAAGAAGAATAGATTTGGAGAAGATGTAAGTTTTAAAAGATATTATTTATCGGATATGGTAGCTCAAAATATGAGCCATATTCCAAGAATAGATTAGGAGGGCATAATGAATATAGATAAAGCATTAGAAATAACAAAAGACAGAATAGAATGCATGAAAGAATTTATTCCAAGTAATCAAAACGAGATTCAAATATCAATAGAAACATTAGAATATTTAAAATTTATAAAGAATTTATTGGAAAATTTAGGAGGTAGTTATGATAATAGTAAGTCAAAAAAAAGATGAAATTATAAATTTTGAAAATATTAACAATATTTATGTTTCTAGTGGCACACAAATTATAGCTTGTGCTAATATGGAGGATTGCAACTATACTTTAGGAAATTATAAAACAAAAGAAAGAGCAAAAGAAGTATTGCAAGAAATTGCACAAAAATATTCAAGTTATTTGAAATTAGAAGGTGGACCAGCAATTTTACAAGGGCAAATGGATATACAACCTAATATATTTAATATTCCAAAAGCCTATGAAATGCCAGAGGATTAGCCTATGAAACAAATAGAAAGGAATACTCTTTGTTATTACTGTCTAGGTTGTATCAAACAAGAAAGTGAAGATTATAAACCAGTAATGAGGTGTAAAAATTTTACGGCAGGAATAGAAAAATGGCAGGAAAAATTGAGAGAGGAGCTAAAGAAAAGTGAACAAATACAGAAATAAAAAAGTAATAGTAGATGAAAAAGAATTTGACAGTAAAAGAGAAGGAAATAGATATAAAGAATTAAAGTTACTAGAAAGAGCAGGAGAAATCAAAAATCTAGAATTACAACCACGATTTTTATTACAAGATAGTTTTAAAAAGAATGGTAGAACATTTAGAAAGATAGAATATGTGGCAGACTTTAAGTACATAGAAAACGGTAAAACAATAGTAGAAGACATTAAAGGAATACAGACAGATGTATTCAAATTAAAACATAAAATATTTGAAAAAGTTTATCCAGATTTGGAGCTAAGAATAATCAGATGAAAGGAAAATAAGAGATGATAGAAGTAAACGAATATGTAAGAACTAAAAAAGGAATTATAGGAGAACTGATATCAGAAACTTTAAGTTATCCAGAACCTAGCGAATGGAAACTAAAGGTAAATAATACTGAAATAGTAATTGTTGAAAGTGAAGATTATCCAGTAAATCACAGCAAACAACTAATAGACTTAATAGAAGTTGGAGATGTATTAGAAATAAGGACAGGCTTACATAGCAGTCTCAAGTATTTTGTAGAAAATGAAGATAACTTATTGCTTTTAGAAGAAAAAGTTAAAGAATTTTGGAACATAGAAACAATACTAACAAAAGAAAGGTATATGGCTAATTGCTATAAAGTAGGAGGAGAAGATGATAGTAAGTAATCAAGCAAATGAAAAAAGATGTATAGAATTTATGAACAAATTTAAAGAACTAATAGATTTTATGGATACAATGACGACAGCAGATGCAAAAGCAATACAAATAGCAGTTGAACAAGACGAAATTACAGATAGAATGAAAAAGATGTCAAAGAAAATGAAAGAAATTGAGTTTATAAAGTAGGAGGAGAATAATGGGATTAGATATAAATGTAAAAGGTTTAGAAAGAAAAGATACTTACCATTGTGGATATATTACTTTTAATTTATATAGAAAAAAGGTTGCAAGTGCTTATAACGAAAGGCTAGGAGAATTATACGAAAAAACATTCAAAGATGATTTGAAAACAGAAGAAGTCAAAGAATGGAATGATTTATGTAATGATGATTTAGATATATTTTTATGGCATAGTGATTGTGATGGAAAATTGACACCTAAAGAATGTAAAAAAATATATGATGTAATGAAAGATTTAAAAGTAGAAATGCAAGGACACAATTACATAGAAATGAATTATTACGATATGCACCAATTATGGCTAAATATGCTTAAACATTGTTACAAGCATAGAGTAAATATGTATTTTTATTAATATAAAGTAGGAGGAGAAGATGAAACAAGCAATGATTAACTATATGAAACAAGAAAAAAATGATGAGTTATATACTCCAACAGAAGCGATACTACCAATATTAAAATATTTAGATCATAATAAGATTTATTGGGAATGTACTGATTTTGGAGAAAGTAATATAACAAAAGTTTTACAAGAAAATGGTTTTAGAGTGATACATACAAGCAAAAATGAAGTGGATTTTTTGAAAGATGAACCAAATTTTAATTTTGATGTAATTATAACTAATCCGCCATATAGTTTAAAAAATGAGTTCTTAAAGAAATGTTATGAATATAACAAACCATTTGTATTGTTATTACCACTTACAGCATTAGAGGGAAAAGAAAGAGGAAAATTGTACAGAGAAAAAGGCATAGAAGTTATAGTTTTAGATAAAAGAATAAACTTCATGAAAGAGAAAAAGAATGTATGGTTTAATACAAGCTGGTTTTGTCACGAAATATGTGATAAATTATTAAACTTTGAAAAAGTATAAGGAGAATAGATATGTTAAAAGCTGATAGTAAAATGTTTCATGATTTATGTGAAGAAGGAATAAAAGATGATAAAAAAGACGTTTTTGTAGATGCTTTTACTGAATTTATAGCAGAATTAGATGATACAAATTTAAGCAATAAAACAAAGCAACATTTATACGATATTTTTATAAAAGACATGAATATTTATTTTAAAAATAAAAAGTATGAGGTAAAGGAGTAAATAAGATATGGAACAATGGTTGAGAGACGCATTAGCAGAAGAACAAGGATATATAATATGTCCACTAGCCCCAGAAACATACACTATTTGTAATAAGAAATGTGAAGAATGTGAATATCAAAAAGAGTTTATTGAAGCATTAGAAGAGAGGAGTAAATAAGATATGAAAATAAAAGATTTAAAAATAACTTCAAATATGGTTGATAAACATAAAAAGACAATGAATGCTTTATATATTATTACTTACATATTATTATTTCCATTTGCAATATTAGATTATTTGTCAGATTTTTTAGAATGGCTATGCAATAAAATGTCATGGTTTAGAACTGATATTGTATATACAACATTTAAAATTATATATAAGAAAGAAATTATAGCAGATATGCGAAAGAGAGGTGTTCTAAATGAAAGAAAATGAAGAAATAACAAATTTAGAAAGATTTGAATTACTAATTGAAGATTGCAAAGGACATAGAGAGCTATATGGTGAATTTTCTGTAGGAGAATACGATATAGAAATAATGCAACATATTTTATCAGATTATAAAAGAGTATTAAAAGAGAATGAACAGCTACGAACAGAAGTGAACAGCTCAAAGAAAGAGTATGAAAAATATAAAAGATTAGCTGAAATGAATTTAAAAAGTGCAGAAGAATTTAAAAATAATATGTGTGAGCATAGATGTTTATTAAAAAGTGAAAATGAAATACTGCAAAAAGAGAATAAAGAACTGAAAGAAAGCAATGAAATATTAAACGATGCATATTGGAATGAATGTATAACAAAACAAACAATAAAAGACAAGATAGAAGAAATATTAAACAATAATGAATATAGAATTGTATTTGAAGGTGATGCAGAATTTCCTGATGAAGCTACAACCATTAAAGCACAGGAATATATAAAATTAGATGTTTTACAAGAACTACTAGAAGGGAGAAAATGAAATGTGTGCTGATGAATTGTTAAAAGAATTACGGATATGAAATTTTATTTGAAGATGAAAAAATAATTCAATATGAATTTGAAGGAATATATGTGGATAATGAAATAAAATTTGATTTAAAAGGTAAAACAATATTGAAAGAATACTCAACAGGCGAAAGTCAAGAGATTACAATACAAGAATTACAAGCAATAAATAAAAAATGTCAAGAACTTGGGTGGTTAAAGGGGGCTTACATATGAAAAAAGAAACTAAAAACATAATAAAGAAAGACATAAAGAAGTATACAGAATTAGCACAGTATACAGACAGTGAAGAAAATGCAAAAGTGTACAGAGATATAGCTAAGTATCTAGAAGAGAAAATAGAAGATTAGGAGGTACAAAAGATTGTATATTAAAGAAGATGTAGAAAAGATGTTGAGAGAACATTTAAAAAATGAAGCAAAGAAGACAGAGATACAATTAAAACGCGAAGAATATGAAGAAAGATTAGAGTACGCGGGAAC